CATTTCTTTATGCTCTTTGTTCCCGTTATGGGTCTGTGGACTAGCTCTATTGGTATTATTGGTCTGGCTCTTAATCTTCGTGCCTACGATTTTGTATCACAAGAAGTAAGGGCAGCAGAGGATCCAGAGTTCGAGACCTTCTACACGAAGAACATTCTTCTCAACGAAGGACTACGTGCATGGATGGCACCTGTTGATCAACCACACGAGAACTTTGTGTTCCCAGAAGAAGTGCTTCCAAGAGGAAACGCTCTCTGATTGACATTTTATTTTCACTAATGTAGTATGGGAGGGGAAACCCTCCTTTTTTAATGATCAGTTCTGAGACACCATATAAACTTGCTGAGATTATTCGAGATACTTGGCCTCAATTATATACACTAAATAATTTTCAAAACTTAACAAATGCTATGAAGTTTACAGTTTATTCCAAAGACGGTTGCCCATATTGTACAAAAGTTCAACAGGTGCTAGAATTAGCAGAACTGCAACATGTAGTATACAAACTGAATACCGATTTTACCAAAGAAGAATTCTATGCAGAATTTGGAGAGGGTTCTATATTCCCTCAAGTAATTTTAAATGATAAACACATCGGTGGTTGTACCGATACAGTTCAATACCTTAAGGAGCAAAACTTAGTTTAATGGAAACTAATTTTCACGAAGTTTATAACGATGTTGAAAAATCAATTGATTATGCATTTCAGGGAAAATTTGTATTAAAATTTTACGATTACCTTAAAGTAAAGGGTGCTCGAAAGTTTGAGGTTGAAGAGTTTATAGAAAGTTCTACTGCCTCAAACATCAGTAATGTGGTGATGGATCTTGATGATTACCTTGAAGGTGGTGCTGATGAGATTCATAAACAACTTCGTGAAGCTTATGGTCATATCTCTAAACCAGAGGCACGAAAAATAAGAAACTATTTGTATGGCATCCTTGAAGATGCATGGAAGTATAATCATGACAAAAGGAAAGGGAGACGCAAAAAGCAAACTAAATAACTCTGAACCCGAGATCAATCGGGGTGTGGAATTATTGTTAAGAAAACGGAGGAGGAAATCTGAAGAACCAAAGACATTCCAAATGAGATTTGGTAAGATGATTTCTCTCTTTCGGCGAGAGATACACATACTATTCGAATTTCATCTGGACATTCGGAAAAAGTAACTCTCGGAGAAAGAAAAATGTTAGCAGTAACACTCACCATCGGCACTCTTGTTTCAGTGATGTTCTTTTTTGTTGGTGGAGTAATAGGATGGATGGCCAAGCAACATTTCTATGAGAGCTCATATCCCTCATATACACACCCAGAAATGTTTGATCAAAATGGAAACATAATTCCAGACGAAATTTTAGCAGTGAGATTTGAAAATGACTACGAATACGACGACGAAGAAGACGACGAGTAGAACTAGGAAGACACCAGCAAAATCTACTCCTCGCACTAAATCAATTAAAAAACTTCCTCCTAATCCTTTTATGAATGAGATCTTGGATCTTGTTCATGAACAAGAAATCGAAGAAAATAAGATTAAAGTACTTCAAGAGTATGCAAATGATGCCCTGAAGACTCTTCTGATTTGGAACTTTGATGAGAGTATCATTTCTCTTCTCCCTACTGGTGAAGTTCCTTATCAACCAAATGAAAGTCCTTTGGGAGTAGATCACTCTTCTCTCCGTAGAGATTATAAGAATTTCTATAATTTTGTGAAAGGTGGTAACGATTCTCTTTCCAAGATTCGTAGAGAAACAATCTTTATTCAGATTCTTGAATCTCTTCATCCAAATGAAGCTGAAGTTTTAATTCTCGTTAAGGATAAAAAACTAGAAGATAAATATGATATCTCATTTGATATTGTACAAAAAGCATATCCTGATATTGTGTGGGGTAATCGTTCGTGAGTGTAGTTGCGGAGAGAAAAATGGCAGAATCTAAAAAAGAAAAAACAAGATATCTGCCCCATGAATATGGATGTGAGATTCTCTTTGAAAGATCAACAATGGTTCAGGCAAAAGATTCATCACTTCCAAATGATGCATATCTTATTTGGTATAATGTGGATGGTGAAACTTTCTTAGATGTAACTCGTTGCAGAAAGAGAGTCGATTTATTTGATTTCTATTATGATAAGTATGGTCCAGGGTCAGTTCGTAAGATTGATTTTGGATACGGAAGAGTAAACCCAAAACTGTGGGGATATAAAGCACCAGAAAAAAAGAAAAAGAGATGAGTGAAGGATTTAGTGAAGAAAAGATTGAAGTATCAATCAATAAAGATGAAGTAAGAAGTCTTCTTAAGAAATATAAGAAGATTAAAAAGTACATGCGGTCTCCTATGTTCACTGTCAAGAAATTAGATGGAACTGAGAAGATTGTCAGTGAACTTTTGAGGGACCCTGAGGATGGGTAAGCATTATCTTTTAAATCTTTATGGATGTTCTTTTGTTCTTTTGGACGACGAGCGTTGTCTTATAGATTTACTAGAAAACGCTGCAGTTGCTAGTGGTGCTACAGTGGTTCAAACCATATCAAAAAAGTTTGAACCCCAAGGCGTCACTGTAATTTGCATGTTATCAGAAAGTCATATTAGTATTCACACTTGGCCTGAGGAAGGTAAAGCAGCAGTAGATGTTTATACCTGTGGCGATTGTAATCCTAAGATTGGATGTGATATTATCATTCAACAACTTTTTGCTCAGAATCATACTCTGAGTTATATTGAGCGTTAACTAAATACACTATATCTGGAGAATTCTATGCTCTCTACTCAATATCGTTTGCGCCTAGAAGCAATCTGCGAACGAATTGTCACAGGCGAATCCGTAGAGTTAAGTGAAATGATTTGGGCAGAAAAACTTGCTAAATCAAATCGTTCTGCTGCAACTATTCTAAGACAAGCAAGACGCCGTGCAGCTAATCCTGATATGCAGGAAGGTGGTCTTGATGACTTTATGAATGCATTGGATTTGGGAGACCCTGACCCATCAAATCATAGAACAGGATTCCGTGGAGCAGATGACATTATAGATTTCTTCAGTCAGGATAAACCTGAAGATTGGAGAACTAGAGATTAAATTGTATCATATTTTACAAACTTACTTGCATAACTATACTAACAGGTCTATAATGACCTTACGTTCATCCCTATGGGACGGAAGTAAGCCGACGCGGAACGGAACGTTCATTCGCTATTCGCAAATAGCGAACGCAAACGCCGACTGAAGGAACGCTCTTTAACCTAAAAAACTAAGGAGAACCCTAATGTCTAAAGTAGTATATCGTGGCATCGAGTATGATACTCAAAAGCGTCTTGAGTATCAACAACAAATGATGCAGCAACCCCAACAATACAACGAAACCTATCGTGGTGTTAAGTTTGTAAAAGAGGGACACAAATGAAAAAACTTAATGAACTTCAACTGATTAAAGATCAGAAGCAAAAAGAAGAGAGGCGTCGTAAAGCATCTCTTGCTACTCTAGTAGCAGCAAAATAAAATTTTGAGGGGGACTTGACTCCCCTCTTTTTTTTGCTTATAATTACCTTTGTGGAGGTTCATAAGATGGACAAAGAAAAACTAAAACTAATCATCAGGAATCTGGAGTCTCTTGTTGATTGCCTTAAATCAGAAGTTTATTCTGATACTGATTCCTACCTAAATTATGAGGACGTTGCTCCTCACCTTGCTGACTACGATGAAATCTTTGAGGACGATGATGGATACCCAGACTGAATTTGAGTTTATGAAACCAGAAGTAAAACTCATTAGTGTTACTCCAGATGCAGAAAAGCATATGGCTTACTGTGCACGAGTGAGTAATCCTGCAAATCAAGAGAATGAAAAGTTCTCTGGATTGCTCAAGTATTGTATTCAACATCAACACTGGAGTATCTTTGAGCAAGCAACGATGACTGTAGAGATTAATACTACTCGTGGAATTGCCGCTCAGATTTTGCGTCATAGGTCCTTCACATATCAAGAGTTTTCACAACGATATGCTGATACGAATCTTCTGAATAAGACCATTCCTCTTCCCGAACTTCGTCGTCAGGATGATAAGAATCGTCAGAACTCAATTGATGATATTCCTGATTATTTGAAACTGACTCTGACTGAAGACATTCGTATTCATTTTGAGCATGGTCTGAGACTCTATAACCGTCTTCTGGAGAAAGGTGTGGCAAAGGAGTGTGCAAGGTTTGTACTCCCCTTGGCAACCCCCACAAGACTCTACATGACCGGTTCAATAAGGTCATGGGTACATTATATTGATCTTCGTTCTTCGCATGGAACACAAAAGGAACACATGGAAATTGCAGAACTTGTTCGTTGCATCTTTACTTGCCAATTCCCTGCTGTATCTGAAGCACTTGGTTGGACTCGTGAAGGATGCTCTGAGTGTAATGATGCGCCATCTATTACTATCGAATAAATATCCCTATACATTATTCTTAACTATGCCAGTATATCCAGTTAAAAATTTAAAGACAGGTGAGACTCAAGAACTTGTCATGACAGTTGCTGTCTATGAGCAGTGGAGAAAAGATAATCCAGATTGGGACAAAGATTGGTCTCAAGGATGTGCTGGAGTTGGTGAGGTAGGTGAATGGCAAGAAAAGCTTGTCAAGAAAAATCCAGGATGGAATGAAGTTCTTCGTAAAGCTTCAAAAATGCCTGGTGCAACAGTAAAACCATTTAGTTGATTCATGGCACGTAAAAGAGCACCGAATCCTGTACCATTTGGAATGAGCAATAGACAGATGAAACGTAAGAAGCCAATTAATCTTGATATAATGAAGACGATTGAGCCTCTGACAGACAATCAAGAGACACTCTTCAAACAATATAAACTTGATCAGAATGTTGTAGCTTACGGTGCTGCTGGTACTGGTAAGACGTTCATCACACTCTATAATGCTCTACGTGATGTTCTTGATGAGAAGACTCCTTATGAGAAAATCTATCTTGTCCGTTCTCTTGTAGCTACTCGTGAGATTGGATTCTTACCTGGAGATCATGAGGACAAATCAAGTCTTTACCAGATTCCTTATAAGAACATGGTAAAGTACATGTTCGAAATGCCAGACGATTCCGCATTTGAAATGCTTTATGGAAATCTTAAAACTCAAGGCACGATTAGTTTTTGGAGTACTTCTTTTATTCGGGGAACTACTCTGGATAATGCTATCATTATCGTAGACGAATTCCAGAACTTGAACTTTCACGAACTTGATAGTATTATCACTCGTGTCGGTGAGAACTCTAAGATTATGTTCTGTGGTGATGCCACTCAGTCTGACCTTGTGAAAACAAACGAACGTAATGGTATTGTTGACTTCATGAGAATTCTGAGAGTGATGCCTTCGATGTCCATGATTGAGTTTGGTATAGAGGATATTGTTCGTTCAGGTTTGTGTAAGGAATATCTTGTTGCTAAAATGGAATTGAATCTCTGATGTTTAATCATGTTGAATTGAATCTTCCTTCTCTTGAGAGGGAAATGATTGATGGA